GTCCTCGACCAGTGTCCTTCGTAGTTTCAGCCAAAAGTTATGCAGCGAAGTTACTTGAAGCTTATCGAATTTTAGGAGGATTCCCTGAAAAAGACATGCTTTTAAGAACAAGAGATCAACCAGTTTATAAATCTAGTGGGCCTGCGATCTCTATATCAAATGACGGCACTGTTGTTGGCGGTTTTTCTGATGTGTACACAGATGGCAGACGTGAAAGAGGGAATCAAAGATACGATAGAGATCTTGGTCTCAAGGTTGAAAAATTTAAACAATGGCAACTTGAATCTATAAAGTTTAAACGTGAACGAATTGAATTTAAAATCAAAAGGGCTTTGGATTATTCTGATGAACTTCAAAAAGAAATAGATTTTATTGATAAATTATTGGGAGAAGGTCGTGGTTCATTTGATGAGAGGGCAACATCTATTGAATCTAGAATGATTGCGCCTGGGACTGCTAATGTTATTCAAAATTTAGATGATTTATTTGGATTAAACATTGGGCGGCCTGGAGACATTACTCTTGACAATGCTATTAAAGATGCTAATATAAATAAGGAGAGATTACCTAAATGAGTTTTGATTTTGCAACAGATCAATTATGCACTCATGAAGTGTTTTTTGAATCTATACAAATAGATCCAATAAGTAAGCAGACCGCCGTATTTCCTTTTCCTCCTTCTAGTAAAAGAGTTCAAGTTTATATTGATGGTGTAGAAGTTCCTTCTACAGGATTATACTCATTCGCTAAGATACCACTTATCAAAAAAGAACCATATAGGATAAAATCCGGAATTAATGACTTACTTTATATTAGTTTAGGATTTGACACTCCACGTTTTGTTCAATTGATTTCAGGTTCAAATGTTAAAGCTTCTGAATTAGCTGGTGATTTACAAGGAAAACTACCAGATTTATCAATTGGTGTCGAAAATAAAAGAGTTGTGTTTAAATCACGGCAGAGACTAAAGGGTACTGCATTTCAATTTCATGACCCAAGATGGACTGATACAACAAGTTCTTTACCAACGACTGCCAGGGTTTTGAATGCTTATCAATCCATCGGGGTTATTCCCGGAAGAGCAGCTACTGGTAAGAGAATTCTTCCTGGATGGAGAGTTGAAAAAGTAGAAGGCTCTGCAGATCAAACAGAAAAACAACTGATTTTTGATTCAATAGTTCCTAGTAATGATTCTGTGATTGAAGTAAATTATGTAACGACTCAGTTTAACTGTAGAAGATGTCATGGTAGTAGGATTGAATTTGATTATTCAATTTTAAATAATACTTATGAAACCGTATTTGATACAGATCTTCTGGCACAGGAATTTGACAAATTTTTGTTCACAAAAATTGGATCACATTGGAAATGGAATTGGCTTGGATCTGGCCTCATAGATAGAATTGGTGGAAAAGGATCTACTGGTAATACCACTACAACATCATTAATAACATTCGATGTTTCTCAAGCATTTCGAACATATCAAAACATAAAGCAACAGCAAGATTCTCGGGTTCCACAGCAACAAGTGAGTGACGCTGAATACCCATATCAATTAGTAAACGTAAACGTTCAAACTCTTCCTGATGACCCAACAGTAGCTATTGTAACAACTATTGTGTCAAATAGGAGCAGAGTCTCGGTCCCATTGAAGCGTGTAATAGGTAACCCAAACCCATTCACTTTGCAAGGAGATCCAATACAGAACATCCGTCTCATTGGTGGAAATAGTCAATTTAGATTAAGAGGGTGAATTTATCCTACATCTGATTGGTTATAGCGCCTTATTGCTGTATCGTGAACAGATATGGCTACAGCTCCTCGAATAAATTTTTTTGATGGTTCTGGGACAACTACATCCTTAACCATCACTACTAATAGCACCAGTTTAGTTTTTACTGGTGAGGTTGATTCTAATACTATTGATATTCAAATAAACATCAATGGTGCTGGATTTATATCAAATCCATCTTTGGTTGATTTGTCTTTACCGTTATTTACCGTTCCAAATCTATCGTCTTTTCCTAATGGTTTAGAATTAGAAAAAGGCACAAATACTATTGAATTAAGAGCTATTGATTTGTCGGGGTCTTATAGTTTTGCATCTACCATAACCATAGATTTGGTTGAAGAATCCGATTTAAACATCATTCCTGGTGTTCCAACGGGAATAAGACTACAAAGAAATGCTAATTCAGTTCAAATTCAGTGGTCAGATATCACTAATAGTGATATTACAGGTTATAATGTTTATGCATCTACAGGAGCAGGAGGATCCGGATCTGGTTATCTTAGAATAAACGAAAACTTAATACCTTTTACTTCACCCACTGAAGCTACCATAGAAGAAATTGGAACAGAAACTGTTTCGTATGATATTCAAAATCCTGATCCTGACGTACTTCCATTTATCCCAGGACAAGCAAGTCAGCCAGTTGCCGAGGGGGCAGATTTAATTATAACTACACAGATAGCTGATCCTATAAGTGGAGATATAATAGAAGAAGTTGGAAGAAATACTTTTCCATTATTGAGATTTCCTAATTTTAGGCTAAATATCGACTTAAACACCATTGTTGACACAAATTTCTTTTCTTTTGTGCACAATCGTAATGATGGGATTGGTGATGGCATATTGAATTCAGACACATTTTCTGTAGTTGATCCTGAAGACCCGTTATTTTATGTTGTTACAGCTGTTATTTTTTACAAAGCTGTCGGTCTTTTTGTAGAAAGCAGATTCTCACAAGAAATTTCTGGGGCCCCATTACCTTTGGATACAACTGTTCGTGGGATTCGAATTAGAGAACAAGATATTATAGTACGTGATTATATAAGTGAAATTCAAAAAGCTCAGCCAACATTATCTTTAATACCTGGATCCACTGTTCGAGAGGTCCATATAGAACCATTTTCCAATGAAATGCAGAAGGCCTATTTCCTTATGGATTTTGTCCATAGGGCAAAATCCTTTGCTGCACTTCTTCAAATTGATGATCCAAATTTGAGTGGTACAAGTGTCCCTGTTTCGGCATCCGGGTATAAACAGCAATTGAAAGCTGCACTTGCTTTAAGTAGTGACGCTGCAGTTCAAGCACTAATAGATAACTCCTTTGATTCATTGGCAGCAAATTTTGGTGTTCAACGTCTTGGACTGAGACCAGCCACTGTTAGACAAACATTTTATACAACTACAAAGCCTACAAATGATATATTTGTAGCTCAAGATGCTATAGTGAATTCTTCCACAAATACAACTGCTCCTAGATTCGTAGCCAGGGGTTCTGTTGTGCTTACAGCAAGTAACGCACTGGCTTTTTACAATCCAGATAAGAGATGGTACGAAATTAAAGTAGATATGGTTGCGGATACTCCAGGATCTATAGGCAATCTACCTGCTGGAGAGATTGATACCATTGTATCCGGAGCAGATGGATTTCAAACTAAAAATGAAGAAGCATCAAAATATGGAAGAGACATTCAAAGTAACCTTGAATTATCAGAGGACGCATCGCGTACTTTGTATTCATTAGATACAGGTACTGAAGGTGGGTATGAACGCACTTCAATTGGTACACCAGGTTTAATTGAAGTCAGAATTGTTAAATCTGGTGACCCTGATATGATGCGAGATTATGATGAAGTTCGTGGAAAACATATTGGTGGAAAAGTTGATATATGGGTAAAAGGAATTCTTGAACGATCAATTACTGAAACTTTTGCTTTTCAATTTGAAATCGCACAAAATGTTCGATTTGATGTAATAGACCCAATAAATTTAATTTTTAGAGCACGAGATTCAAGACTGGATGTGAACAATCCTATTAGAGAAATGCTCAATAATCCTGCACAGGGTTTTGGTTTGCGAAATCAATCCTTGAGTCCAACTGAAGAATATGATTTGACTGGTGTTTCATTAGTAGATTATAGAACTATTCAGTTGAATACTTCAATACCCCAGCCAACGACTCTTTTGGATGATTTTGTGGAAGGTGATTATAGATATAGAAGCAACAATCGTTTCATTGCTTCTATTCAGCCAATTAGAAGAGTTACATCAGTAACTGGTGAAGTATCTGGAGTATTGGATGCTGTTGATGGTTTCATTCTATTTAAGGTAGAAGATCCGTTACTTGAAGGAGAGAGTACGATTGCATCTGATTATATAGAAATAAATCAAGTTAATGGAGTTCCTAGTGGAAATAGTATTGCAGTTAACGATGAACAGCATGTAATGATAGGACAGTTTGAAGAGCCTCTTAATTCAGTTGGAATAAATACATTTACGTTAAAAGTTTATAGTGAAGATAGAACAATAGAATATAATGGACCAGACACAACAAATCCTGATTATTTGGTTATTGATGAAGGATCACAAACTAGACCAATTAAAATAGTCAGAACTACATTCTCTAGCATTGAAAACGGGTCAACTGTATCAGTAGATTATGATCATGATGAGAATTTTTCAGTAATTTATGTTATAAATGATGTTTTACAACAATTACAGGAACGAATAAATAATGGTATTGACGGTGGGAAAGATGGGAAGCATATAACTGCTGATGTACTCGTTAAACAAGCAATTGAGAATCCTCTAATATTAGAATCAACGGTTCAGCTAGAACCAAATGCAGACCAAGGCACTGTTGATTCTGGCATTAGAACCGGAATAACGGTATTGACAGATTCAAGGGGGGTCGGGGGAGCCATACGTCAATCTGACATGGTCAAAGTTTTTGAAGATGTAAATGGTATGGATTTTGTTGTTCAGCCATTCACAAGGTTAACTTTGCAAGATGGAGCGCTAAGAATAAGAGACGTATTACCATCTAATTATGATGCTTTGCCATCTTTAGATCAAGGGTCTAATGCTGTTTATATTCTTACAGAGCCATTGCCATTTGACACTACAGATGGTGGTGGTGATGATAATATCCATCATGGTGTATTCATGGATGAATTAATAATGACCATGGCATCATCACTAAATAATGTTGCTTCTGGAGTTAATCAAGCGTGGATCATTGGCAGAAATGGGGCCATTATAGATGGGTATTCAGATGATGCTACTCTTTTACCAACATTTATAACACAGAGTGCTGTTGATGAAGAAAGATTAAGATTAACAGCAAATAAAATAGTTGTAGCATTAAATGCTGGCATTGTCCCCATCGACACCCCAGATAATCATGCTTTTGCAGTATCATATGTTGTAAATGGAGATGTTGGAACAGAAGATATTGAAACCTCTCAAATTGAATTCTTAACACCTGGGAGTGTTACTATAACATACCGTTCTGCTTAATGGTTGAAATATGGCAATCGTAAGAATTAATTTCAATACTTATGAAGATGGAGAGGAGTATAAGTATAGACTTACAGAAGAAGCAAACAAGAATTTAAGAATATTTTTTTCTTTATTATCATCCTATTGGCAATCTACTATTGATGGGCCAAATTATGCTCGTGAATTAAAAGCCATATCTATTGAATTAGCACGTCTTCGTCTAGCTTTGGATGAAATTAGATCTGACACATTTTATATAAATACTAGAGCTGAATTTTTGTATCAAGTATTAACCTCTGTTTTATTCCCTCAAGAGACAGGAGCACCGAATACTGGTCAATCAGATCTTGATTTTCGTGATTTTTTGATAAGTATTTTAGGTATTTATTTTAAAGGAAG